AAGCATCCTTGTCCCAACAACGCCACGAGACTTCGGCATCGAAGAGACAGCCAGCTGTAGAGCGCACGGCCCCCATGGCCTCCTCAACATTGTTGGTGCCGAGTGGAGGGATGCCGCATGCCTTCAGGTAGTCGGTCAGGCGTGAGCCATTCCCACTGCGCTTCGGCTTGAAGCTGGCCCGTACGAAGCGGATGCTGTCGTAGTAGCCTTCGGGAGGACTCTCAATAGTGAGGTCCATGACGACACCCAGGTAGCTCTCGTCTTCGTAGAACTCGAAGTCGGCTGGGGCCTTGAAGGTGTAGCGTCCGGCAGGGACAGGGCCTTCGAAGTCACGGTCATCCCATTGGGTCGGGTCTGGTCCTTTGAGTCCGGTTGGATCGAATGTCATACGGCTGTACTCCTTCGCTCAGATTTCTGTAAACGAGCTTGTAGTTCTTGGGCAGCTGCCGCTTCACGGGCAGCCAGGATACGGAGCGCTTTGACCAACGACGCGGGTTCGATCGAGGCTGGCACCTTGACCTTGGTTCCTGCCTTGGGGAGGCGGGGATTGGACAGGACCACCGTGCGTGGTCCCAGCTGGGGGTCGGTGTGCGGGGATAGGTGGAGATGGTACTTCCCTCCAGACATGGAACACCGGAAGGTGTAGTCCATCCACCGTGGCAGCTGCCCCGTCAAGGCATCCCCAATGACAAGGGGTCCCAGGATGGGGGTGTTCGCTGCACTCTCGCCCCGGCGGGCTCCAGCGGTATAGATGTGGGGGACCGGGGGTTTCTCTGCAAGCACCCCTTCCCGTATTTGTAATTGGGCCATCCCATAGTGGGCCATGTTGGAGGTGCCCACCTTCAGGGAGTCCGACCCTTCCCGAATGGTGACGTTCCATGCACCTTCACCCCCGATGTTGGTCCCCGCCGATGACATCGAGGCCATCGTGGACATCAGGAGTTCAGCGTAGGCCGTGAGGCCTTCATGCACAATCAGGCCTACGCCCTCGTTGCCGTCACCGGCCACGGTTTCGTAGGTTTGGGTCTTCTCATTCCGCACTTCTCCGCGGAGGGCATGGTGCACCCAGAGCCAGGGGTTGCCCCCGTTGATGGTATAGAGGGTCGCCGCCCCATGGGCCGCCAGAAGTTTGTAGGGTTTCACACTCCCCCGGTCAGCCAGGAACACGGCGGCCGTGGTGCCATGCTGCACGTAGAGTTCTTCAATCAGTTCGGCAATCAGGGTGGACTTGCCATGTCCGGTGTCTCCCCAGAGTAAGACAGACAACTCCTGGGGTAGTGTGAGTGTTTGCTCAGTCACTCGTCCTCCTTCTCTTCAATGATGATGTCGGATGTCCATGCGTAGATCCACAGTACGAGGAGCGCAAGAAGATAGATAAAGAAACTCATTGTGCCCGACCTAGCTCAGCATTTTCCACCTTCCTTTCACACAGGGCCTGCTCTGCGAAGTGGTGTGGGCGGCGGGGTGTATACAACCCACTGTTTATGGGGTCCGTGCGGATCGGCTTTACATGACAGGCTTCGAAGAACTGGCAGCGTCCGTAGCCGGTCTCGCATTGGGACATGATCATGGGGAACTGCGCTCGATGGGCATCAGGGTTCTCCCCATACGTGGAGCGCAAGAGGTGAATCTCCCGCTCCCGCCTGGCAATCTGGGGAAGGATCTCTTTCCGCATCAAGTGGGTCTTGAGGAAGAGCGGGCTGGTGCGGGGGAAGCACTTGGCCACCATCTCTGGTTCCTTCTTCTGGAGTTGGGCAATCCATCCTGGCAGCCCCCCGTCGGGATACTCTGTGGTATTGAACCGCTCGAATCCCGTGCGGCGTTTGGTCCCGAAGGTAGGGTCAGTGACACCCGGTGTGCCGGGGTGTCGGTAGCCATAAACCAAGGGATGATACAACACCCCCTTGCGTCCGCTACCTTTGCCCAGCCCTTGCACCCAGGCTCCAGTGATGGGGGTACCCAAGGCTTCCTCGGCAGCTAGCAGGGTCAGCTGTTGCTGCAGACTCCAGTCCCACTTGCGGTTGTTCCACGAGGTGAAGGTCTTGAAGTCTGGATACCACAGGTCGCCTGTCTTCTTGTCACGGAGAAGGAGGTCGGGGCGCACCATGAAGGTAACGCCCTGCACGGTCATCTCCAGTTCCTGCTCCACCGAAACCGGATCATACTGTGTCATCCATGCGGGCCACACCACCTGGAAGAACCCTTCCAGGAGGGCGTGGGCAGTATCACGCTGGTCATCCGTGAGGGACTGCCAGATATTAACGGGCGCTTGGGGGTCGGTGGCAGTGGAGGCCCCCGGTCCTCGGCCTTCCATCATGTAGCGTCCACCCTCCTCCGGGGGGCACCACTGCTCATCCGAGGGCACCCAGCGGGTGTGACTCCCTGCCGATCGGGTGTTCTCCAGGATCTGGTATTCCAATCCCGTGTGCACGGCGAGGCCAAAGGCCAGGGCCGGGGAGAGCTGGGCTTGCTGCATCCCAGCAGGCCATCCCATCGTGGTCTCTGTCCCAATGTAGAGGGAGTCGTCACCAGCGTAGGTGTTGTATTCGGTGGACCAGTAGCGCCGTCGAGGGCACGCCCAGTCTGTTTCAATACGAGAACGGTCAGTTAAGATGCTCAATCTCATCCTCCTTGGTGTGTGATACTATCACACCATGCAATTATCATCGTTACTCCCACCTAATGAGGTGAGTGTGTTGGCAGGGGCATCGGGGGCAGGCAAGTCCACCCTCTTGCTCCAGTTTCTGAAGGCGTGGCAGGCAGGCGAATCCTTCTTAGAGATACCGCCCCCCAAGGAGCGCATAGCCTATCTGGTTGGGGACCGCGCCATCCGATCGCTGCGTCAGCGGTCGCAGGATGTGGGTCTCGACTTCGAGACGTTCCCTTGTGCCTCGTTGATTGACGACCGGGAGTTGGACATCCAGCAGTTCAAGGTGGACCCCTTGGGGTTGCTCTTCCAGTTGCTGGATGCGTTGCGTGGGCCACTCTTTATCGTGGACCCGTTGATTGTATTTCTCGGGGTAGACTTGAATAGGTATAACCTCGTTGCGCCTCAGCTGATTCAGCTGAATCGCTTTTGTCAACAGCGGAACTACACCGTCTTGGGCACACATCACACCACGAAAGCCCGCACGGACTTCGCCTTCCTCCGACCACAAGACCGCATCTCAGGTAGCTCTGCGTTGAGTGCGTTTACGTCAACCCAGCTGGCCCTCACCTCCCCGGATGAAGTGCAACACACGGTGCCCCTGTTGGAGTCGGCCGCTCGGTTGGATGTGGTGAGTCACCTGGCTGCCCCCGAAACGCACTGGCTGAGTCGGGGACCCCAAGGACTGTTCACGCCGATGGGTCCAGAAGCTGAGAAGATTCTCCAGGTCTGTGGCCCGGCAGGACTGGCGGTGTATCAAGCCATCCCACCGAGCCGCAGTTTAGAGACCGCTGAGATTCTCGGTGCCCTGGAGGGGGTGACCTCACGGGCCACCATCTTCCGGCAACTGGAGAAGCTCGTCGCCGCTGGGATTCTCCAGCGACAGGAGCGGGGGTGTTATCGACGGGCGTCGATTCACTAGCCGACCTGACACACACCGCACCACTGCCAGCCACGCACAGCCTTGGTATCCGACTGCTCAAGGACTACGAACCGAGCGGGTTGCCCGCAGTCAGCACAGGGATAGCGTGGTGCATCGTTGAAGACGGTCATCGGAACCAGCAGCACCTCCCGTCCACACATCTGAAAGGGCGCAGCTACAAGGTTGCGAGACTCAGGCACCAGTGGGGTCAAGCGTGAGTCTGCCCGCTGATGCCACTTGGTGACACGCCCAGGATGAGGGTCCGGCACTGGCTTCCCGTCCTTGAGGAACCCTTTGGCTTCCATCCGCTCGTTGTGCTCAGCGTTCAGCACCTCACGCTGACGGTTCCGCTCTGCATTTGCGGCTTCCTCTACCGCATTGTTGTGGTCGATGTCCGCTTGGGTGCGGTAGGGTCCAACCTTGTCACGGCGTTCGGGTCTTACTGTCAGTTGCTCAGGCATTCAGTGTCTCCTTGTCTACGGATTATCGTGGGTGCCGATCGACTGCGAGGTGAAGAACCGCAGGATGATGTTGGCAATGGCCAAGGCTTGGGCCAAGGTCTCGGGGTTCGGTTCCTCAAGGGCAGTCGCTACTCCGAAGGTAGCTACGTTCAACCAGAAGGTCTTCGATTTATACCAGGCTTTCATCGTGTCCTCCTTAATGGACATGGGGGGATGGGATGGCAGGCCCATCGGAGGGAAGGCCCACCGATGCCCACAATCCTTCGAAGAGATGCATACACATCTCGCGCTGTTCTGCTTCGTCGCCGCAGTCCTTGATTAGCACGGACATCACACTCAGCACCGCCGTGATGAGCTGACCCGTGGTCAAGTCATTGTCCTCGGCACGGGCCATGATAACTTGGGCAAACCCCAAGGTAGCCCGCACGGTCTTGGCCGTCGTGCCAAGGGCCTCGGCTGCTTTGCCCACCGAGACATCATCATCCAAGTCAATATCAACTGTGAGGGGTAGCATGTGAGCCTTTGTCTTTAGCTTGTTCATGTGGCAGTCCTTCCTAAGGGGTCACGCTGACGGATATCCCATTCCACATGGATGTGGTTCATGTGGCCTGGGCTGTTGAACACGACGTCATAGCCCAAGCCCAAGGTGGCACGGAGATGCTGGTCCAGCAGGACCATCCCCGGCTTGAAGGGATCTTCGCCTGTGCGTACCTGTAAATCCACGGCCAGGTTCTTGTAGTGGAAGCTGCCCGTGCTATGTGTGTGGTCATTCATCGAGGTGATGACGACATCCTTGCCATACCGTGCGGACCAGACAGCAGCTTGGTTCAGCACTTCAACTACGGCTGCTTCCAAGAAGCCAATCCGTACGGGTGAACGCAACCCACTAAATTGCAGCATGTAAACTCCTTTCAAAATTTTCGAGAGCCTTCGCAGTATCTACCGAGTGACTGCTTTAATATGTGTGTCTGTGAGACTAGGGTCTATATAATGTTATAACTTCTTTACGTGCAAGTGATTAGTGAAGTCTCACCACCCCACATACCCTCGTGGCTGCGTGAGATGATGAGACTCCAAAGTATACCACGTGACTCACACTGGTCTCAACCTTGGGTTAATCTCAGGGGGTTGAGACAGGGGTAACTCTCCCCTGTACTAGGGGTTAGGTGCCAAAGTCTCACAGAATGCACCATGTTCAGGAGATGTGCTCGTCCTTGCCAATGATGAGCACAGGCCCCACAAGATCCTGTCCTGTCAGGTGGGAGGCATGGGAGTTGTAGTGCATCCCGTTGAGTCGGCCTTCTTCGTTGACCCACACCTCGTGCCCGTCATACTGTGCAGGACAGTGTTCGATGTATCCCTGCAAGTGGTGCTGCAATTCGACCAAGGTCCACTCGTTGGAGTCAGCCTCGGGGGTGACGACAGTCTGCGTGCCATCCGAGAGAATGAGTCGGGCCATTAGTCTTCCTCCTCAGTGAGTGTGCCAACCTTAGCGGAAACATTGGCATCCCAATCAGCCAACAAGTCCTCCAAGGTCTTCAGCTCAGCCTCGCAGCTTCGCAGGTTGACGGTCAAGGCATCACAACAGATGCGCTTGAGTTCAATCCTGTCCTGCAAATCCTCCAGGAATCCAAGGACGGTGCGACGTTGACGTTCAGTTGGGGTAGTACTCATGTGATGGTCCTCCTGTGTAGGGTTAACAAGTAATGGTTACGTGCTCCACCTCGGGGTCAGCCGGGGTGGTGCTGAGCGTGAGGTCCTCCTCCAGTGTGACGCGGCCCTGCTCGGTGGGCCACATGGCTGGCTGTGTCCAGTAGTTGGAGGTGGCTTGCAAGGTGCCATAGATGAGGTTCAGGACTTGACGGGCACTGTGGTGTTTCCGGGTGGCATCGACACCTGGCATCGCGCTGACTGCCATAGGATTGACCCGCACTTCCAAGGTGCCGTGGTCTGCCCAGGCATTGTAGTTGACAGCCCAGTACCGCCCGTAGCGGTCACCGGTGGTGTTCGGGGCGCAGTAGCAGTCCCCTTCGTCAAGGTCAGAGCGGCCCTCAGCCAAGCGGTTCTCCAACCACTCACGGGTTTGGGGACTGCACCCTTCACCAATCTTGGCCAGGGTCTGGTTGAGGTGCTGCCAGTAGGTGGGGTTGAACGCGAAGGACCACTGGTCACGGGTGCAGCCCATGTGGACATGCAGCCCACACTTGTAGTCCACCTCGTCAGGATACATGCGGCTGACGAACTCGACGACGTCTCCCCATGTGTGGAGGATTGCAGAGGCGGCTTCGCCAGAGACATGGGACTCTGTTAAACCCTCCGGGCAGTAGACGGAGCCGTCTGACTTGAGGCCGAGTTCCGATCGGGCTGTGTAGTTATGGCCCTCGTAGTTCCCGTCGAGTGTATCCTGGCAGTCTATGCAGCGTTCCCAGTGCCCGTGGCGCATTGCCATGGGATCGGTGTAGCGAAGGTTCTCGAAACCATCGTCTGCCTCCCACGCACAGTACTCACAATCTTCCGGCTCCGGTGGTGTGCCAACATGGAACGGGCGGTCCCAGTAGCCTTCGAGTTCAACGCCTACGGTAGTGATGCCGGATGGGAAGGACATCTTGTGCATAGCGGCGAGTGTCTTCAAGGTCATGGTGGGTCCTTTCACTGGGTTAGTTGAGGGGTTCGTTGGCTGTGGGGCGTGTGGCCTGAGTCCACAGGTCGAGGCAGTCGTCACAGACCAGGTGCCCGTCGATGGTGGCACAGGTGTCGAGAGTCTCGATGGTCAGGTCACAGCTGGAGCAGTGTTCCTCAGCCACCGAAGCTGCCTCGGGGAGCACCTCAACCCGTGGGAGGAGGTTCGCCTGTCCCAGCAGTTCCTCGTCATTCCACGCATCGAAGGTATAGTCAGCCAACAAGCGTGTGGACTGTGCCGAGCGGCGGGGTTGGAGGTAGTGGTCCCATCCACGCGCCGAGTGGTCGTGGAAGTAGTGCGTGGGCACTGTCCAGAGGGAGCAGTGGTTCAGGTTGCTATACAAGCAGCCTTCGGTGGTGTCCTTGTTCTCGGCAGTGCCCTCGGTCCACTCACCGTAGGTGGTGATGCCCTCCGGGGTAAACACGGCGAGCTTCCCAGCTTGTGCGGCGAGTTGAGAGGCCACTCCCGAGCGGTTCTCCTGCCCCTCACGCCAGAGGACATAGGCCATGATGCGGGTGTCCGAGACCGGCCCACGTAGGGCAGCCCGCTTCTCGAACTTGGCATGCTGGTTCCATATCCCATTGTGGAAGAGGAGTTCACGGGCTTGGCCGTGCATCGTCACGCCCACGTTGCGGCTGATGGGGAAGGGATGGCAGAGCAGCCTGGACATGCCCCCGTGGGTTGCCATGCGGAAGTGCAGGATGAAGGGCAACGGCAGGGACTCGGCCAGTTCCTGTGCCTCGGCGACCGCGAGGCCCTTCTTCCAGGTGATGAGGTGGTTGTGTGGCTCCTGATAGGCCACGCCAATCCCATCCTGGTTGGCAAGGTCAGCGTCCACAATTTCTTGGGCACTGGGGCGAGCGGTGTCGGCGATGAGTGCTAAACACATAAGTGATTCCCTCCTGGGTTAGTCGGTTGCGATAGTGACGGTGGTTTCGTTGACCTTGGGGTGCTGGTAGTGCTGCGTCTTGAGCTGCTCCATTGCGCGTTCCAACTGCATGAGGCCCATAGGCCGGTCCTTCTGGACACGTGTGTCATAGTCCGTTGCCCAGAACTCCTCGTGCTCCCCCCGCTGGGTCATCCGCACCCGGAACTTGCGGGTGAGGTAGGCCGTCGCTGGCCCGTGGAAATTGTCTGGGTGCATGAGACGCAGGAAGCCGAGGTTGACATGCCAGGGCTGGTCGAAGCGCATGGAGGGTGTGGAGTGACGCGGCACGGTGCCGCTATACTCCAGGTTCCATGCCCACAGGGCTGCGCCGTCGAGCGGTTCGATGACCTGTGGCTGGTGTCGGTTGTTGAAGCGGGCGAAGTTCACCGCAGCGCTGGTGTTCTGCCCCGCCTCCACGGTGTCCGTTGCCAGCTGTTCCATCCAGTGCCGCAGGCCCTCGTGGATGGTGATAGACATCTCAATCCAGTCTGCGGGGATGGTGTCTCCGGGACCAGGCTCCCAGGTGCGTGGCTCGGTGCTGTCGGGGTCCACCAGGACACGGCGAACTGTCCAGCGGGCGAGCTGTGCGCCCTTGGGAATCTGGATGGTGCGTGAGTTCGGTGTAGGCATAGAATCTCCTCAAGGTTAGGGTGAATGTATCCGCCGGGGTGTGTGTCATCTGGCTCCTTTCGCATAGGCTTGCAGGGCATCAGCGATGACCTCTGACTCACTCTGCCCAACGTAATGGGCTCGAAATGTTTGCTTGCTGTAAAGAACGTCACTGACATACACAGCCATCTCCCTGAACTGGGCGTCAGTCACTGCCGTCAGTCCCATCTTCGTGAGTGGTGAGCAGATAGCTGGCTTGGCAACATCTACTCCCATGTTCAGTGGGAGTCTGCCTTCATGTACCGAGACCACACAGGAACGCTCCAAGGTGTTCACCCGCTCCTCTATGGCAGCGACGTAAGTGCCAGTTACGGCACTGTCCCCTAAGTCAGTGGCGTATGTGTTAACGTCCGATACTTCTTGCTCAAGGGTCTGCACCCGCTCTCGCACGTCACCCAAGCTCGCCATGTCCCACGGCATGCCGCAGTCAGTGTCCATGAGCCAGCACAGTCCACGATACAAACGTCTGAGTTTGCTTAGCATGTTCGTTCCTCCTCATGTGGGTCCTTATCCCTTCGGTCAAACCTGCACTCAAAGGCTGTGTAGTCGGACATGTAGCTGCCCGAGGCGTAGTAGTTAGCGAGCAGGTATTCACCCCACCCGCCTTCTACGAGGTCGATGCACTGCTGGAGTTCAGCGTGCAGTTTGTGGCCTGACCCCAGCTGTACTTGGAGGGATTGCAGCCTCCCTCGCAGCTGTGCAAGGCGTTCACCGACAACATCGTCATCCATTTATGCTCCTCCGTCGTGTGCCCGTCACCATTGACGACACAAGAAAGCCCCTGGCCCGGAGGCCAGAGGCTCGATGTAGCGTCAGGGTGCTAGTCCTCAAGCAGCTGGGCTAGACGCTGTGCTGCGAAGCTACGTGCTGGCAGCGGTACCACCTGTACCAGCCTGCTCTGTACCCGTCGCAGGTCCGCACGGTCCACTGTGGCGTGGTCAGCCAGCTGCTCTTGGACCGTCACCCTCAGCTGCTGGCGCTTGATAAGCCGTGCACCTGTAGGGTGAAGCTGGACGAGGTCGGCCAGGGTTGCCGGCGTGTTGGCCTCGGCTACGACAGGCGTCCGCAGACTCCGCATGTAGCGCGAGTAGGTGAGTGTCCGACCGTTCTTCCAGGTGAGGTGCTCATGTAGGTTGTCCATTGAGCTGTCCTTTCTGCCCTCATGGGCATCTGTGCCAGTCACCAGTGACGACACACGGGAACCCCCAGCCCGAAGGCTGGAGGCTCACCGTCTAGCGTCAGAGTGCGAGCCAGGCTTGCAGTCTGTGTAAGGCGAAGATGGCTGCCGTGAGCAGCACATCCACGGTGACCATAGCTCCGAGCAGGAAGCCGTAGCCGATAGCCGACCGCTGTGGGCTTATGCGCATACGGCACCTCCCGAGCGGCTGCTGCACACCGAGCAGATGGTCTTCGGCGACGGCTGTGTGCAGAGAATGCAGGTGCGTAGGAGCTGCGCGGGGACGAGTGGATTGTGCATAGTGCCCTCCTGGGCGTACGTGTGCCGAGTGTGCCGACGGGATTGACGACACAAAAGCGCCCCCCGACCTGCGCGGGTGCAGGCCGAGAGGCACGATGTAGCGTCAAGCCTCACGCGAGCGTTAGCCCGCGAGGTGCTTGTTTACGCGCTTGGTCGCACGGGCGATGAACGCTTCCGCGTGTGCGGCCGTCGTCTTGGCGCTCTTGGCCACGTGCAGGCGCAGTTTCGCGTCCACGTGTGACCACGCGCCTCCGGCCTTGACCAGCAACGCGAGCGCCTCATTCACGCGGGCGCTGTTGGCCGCGTTGACCGCCAGCCCGAGCGACTTGCACACGTTCGCGTGGTCACGCTTGGCGATGCTGCCACCCAACGCCCGCACGCAGCCGCCTTTGGCCTTGCTCGCATACGCGATGGCCTTGACCAGCTTCGCTGTGGCGATGCCAGACGGGCGCTTACGTGTGCGCTTGGGCGCGGCTACAGGTGCGGCTGACGGGATTGGAAGGCCAGACTTAAGCGTGCCCGCGTTGACGGCTGCTGCGAATGCCGCCAGCTGCTCGGGCGTGAACGAGGCTGCGAGTGCGCGTAGTTGTGTCGTGGTCATTTCGACCCTTTCTGCCCTCTCGGGCTTGCGTGTGTGTGCACGTGTGTGCACGAGTGAACCAGGACGGTCCACCCTCACCAGATCTAATGCAGGAGCCGTGCCAAAGTGGTTGGGCAAATGACCTAACCCTTTGTTTTCAACGAGTTACAGGCGAAAAACCACTTTTTAGGTCATATGCCTTTTGCCCTGGTTTCCCTACATTATTGTCGGGCGCTCCACGAAATTGTCAGGCTTGCAAAGTGGGTGCGTATATGGCCGGGGGGAGGGGGGTTTTTGCCCGGCCCCAGGGGGGCTGTGGGGATCCCGCCTACGAAAGTGACGCAAAATGGACATAGCTTGACTGACCAGAGCATCAGGGGGTAGACTACGGCCCACATGGACGAAATCGGCCCACAAACGCTCAGTCCGGTCAGTAATCGGCGCACTGAAGCCGCAAAGCGCCCCCGTGGAGTGTCCTATGCGCTCACACGGGACGGTGCGGCGTTTGCAACGCTCCTACGGGACATGCAGCGCCATGCAGGGCTCAGTACCCGGTCAGTGGCGCGTAAATTGGGCATCGAACCCAACTCGATCAACCAATATCTCTATAAAAAGCGTGGCCGTGGGGGAACCAGCACCATCAAGTGGTTCTTGCGCTTCGCAGAGGTCTGTGGGTGCCAGGTGCACCTGACCTTTCCGTCTCCCGAGACGGTGCGCCAGCTGGAACGGACCCCACCACAGGCTCCGCAGCTCTATACGCAGGGAGGACCCCCGGCTCCAGCCTCCACCTTGACACCCTATACGGCACATCCCACAACATGCGACCCCTAACCAGCGCCGAAGCCGACCAGTTGGCCCTGATGCTCCTCTCCGGGGCCCCCGTCAGTGATGCTGTGCGGTATTTTCTGGATCCGTTGGCTGCAGAAGACCTGCTGGTCGAAGCTGCCGATCTGTGGCCCGCCCAACCGGAAGTGCTTGCCGCCCTCCAGCGCTATACCGGCGGGGAAGCCTGGCACCGGATGACCGACGCCCAGCGCCTGGAAGTGGCCATCAAAAAGCACTACAACGAGATGGCCTACTTCTTGTGGACGGTCAATTATGTGGAAGCAGCCGGGGCTGAGAAAGTTAAGGCCGATACCTGTCGGGTAGCCCTGGAAACGAAGTTAGCCGGGCTGGCAGGACAAGAGTCGCCCCTTGCTCGCTTCTATCACGATATGCTGGCGAAGTATGACCACCAAGGTTCCGTTAGCTAAGTGGGTGCGCTGCCCCGAGTGTGACGAGTGGTGGTGCTGGATCCACAAGCAGCATGTCTTCGTGTGTCCATGCCCCCCAATCGAGGAGTGGACCACCGATCCCTATGCCTAACACCTCCGTGCCCCCGCCGCTCCGCGATCGGCTCATCACCGAATTTCGCCGCTTCCTCTGCGAGCAGATTCAGTTCATCCCCTTTGAACATCAGGCCGACTGGTGGGTCACCACCGATGGCTATACCCTGACCGAACAGGTCGTGGACGCCGAGACGTCCGAGGCCGCCATCACCCTCAGACTCCCGCCCGGGACGGTAGAAACCCGCCGCCTCGCGCCTCGTCCTGCCGGACGAGCGAAAGTCGTGGCGGAACTCGGCGCGTATAAATCCGGCAAGTCGGCCGGGGCCGGGATCTGGGGAGCCTCGTTTGCCGCCGTGCCCAATGCCCTGGTCTATCTGGTCGGGAATGAATACGACATGTGCGCCCCAGAATTTGATTACATCCTGGAGGCCCTCTGCTCAGAACGTGGCCTGAATCAAAAACCCAAATCCCTCCAGAATCGTCCTAAGGATGGACGGCTCTGGTTGGAGCTCGATAATGGGGCCCGGTTCGAAGCTCGCAGCTGGGAACGCTCCGAATCCCTCAAGGGGAAGGAAGTCGACGCCTATATTTACTGCGAGGCCTACCAACTCCCTGGGATTGAGTGTTTTACCTCCATCGCCCAGAATCTGCGGGTCCGTGAGGGCTATGCCATCTTTCCGACCACCCCGGACAAGCCCTGGGTTGGGATCTTCCACGATAATGGCCATGGTCACGCAGAATTTCCCGCCTGGGTCTGTAAATGCGGCGTGCCCGCTCGGGTAAACCCCTACAGCTTCGACCAGGCGGCCATGGACCGGGATAAACACCTCCTGACCCGTGAGAAGTTCTCCATCGCGTATCTGGGAAAACTCGGGGAGTTTGTGGGGCGTGTCTACAATTATCAGCGCGGCGATCGGATGCTATCGCCCAGAGAACACCCCCACCTGTGGCGGATTCCTGAACAGGAGCCGACCCGCGACAATATCGTGGTGCCCCCGGATTGGCGCATTGAAATCGGCGCAGATACCGGCACCTACTGCGCAGCGGTCGTGTTGGGGGTAACGCCTGAAGGTACAGCCTATGTCTTGGATGAATTGACGAATTATAGCTACGTGGCAGGGACCCCGGAGCTGGATCCGTCAGCTTCCCTGGTCTCGTGGGCGCAGGCCTTCTGTCGGATGGCTGCCCTCTGGTCTGCACGGGCGATGGCCTGGGTCGATGCCAATTCCCAGTTCAAGCAGGAATTTCTGCACCATGGGGTGCGCTTGCTGGCCAATCACCGTGGCCGGGAAGTCCGTACCGAAGCCGCCCGGCAATATTTTCAGCATGAGCGCATCTGGCTCGCCCCCTGGCTCAAAGTGCTGCCCTATGAACTCGAAAGCGCCATATGGCCCGACCAGACCACCGCTTCAGGGAAATACGAGCGCCTGAAACGGAATGACCATGCCCTGGACTGTATCGAGCATGTGTTGTCGCGCCATCCGCGTGGTCCGCGAAAACAACAGCCTCCGGTGTTTACACCCCCCGTTGGATCGGTGCAATGGATGGGATCGCCGATCCGTAAACGGACACCCCGTGCCCCCAGCGATTCCCATCTAGGACGCGAGTAATGAATCGACATGAAGTAGAAGAGCGGCTGCGTATGGTGGAACGCAAGATGCAGTTTCTGTTTCACACCATGGCCCTGACCCGAACAGATAACACGACAGGGCAGACGGAATCCCGGACATTTGATACCCTGTTCAATGAGGCAATAGATCGTGGCATGGATCCAACAGATGTTGCAAAGATGGCTCGGGCTTCCATTGGGACAACCCCCCAAGGAAGTGTGGCTCCTAAAGCTGACGGTGCTGGAAGCGCACCTGGATCAAATCCGTTCCCGGATGGATTTGCTCGAAGCGAGAGTCCCCCCGCCAAGTAATCCATTGGTCAGCCCGATAGACGGCCCCCTCGCGGATTTGCCCGATGCGCATCTGGGAGCGCAATAAATGGCGGATAAAGCAGAACAACTGGCAGACTACACCACAGACTACAATCGGCTGCGGGCGCAGAAAGCCCGGACGGTCGGCTCTGTAGAACTGCGGATCCTGACCAACCTGGCCTTTATTTCAGGAGAGCATTGGGTTGGCACCCAGAATCGGGTGCTGTTCACCCGTCGGCGGGATCCCAACAAACTCCACCTGGTGTTCAACATTGCGGCCCAGATGCTTGGGAAGATCATGGGACGCCTGAGTAGCATTGCGCCCGTCTTTCGTGCACGGGCCGATAAACAGGATCCCAACTCCATTGCCAATGCTGCCGTGGTGGACAAACTCATCAAGGCCCTGGACGAAAAGCTCGACCAATCCTCCCGCACCTGGGAAGTGCTGTGGTGGGCTGCCGTCGGGGGTGTGGCCTTTGAATATGTGCCGTGGGTCAAGGATGCCTGCATGGAACCCATGCCGCAGTTCGATGAGGCGACGGGTGAATTGCTGTGGACGCATGTGGTCAGTGGAGAGCAGGTCCCTGAGAGTCTGCGTCAGCAAGCGCTTGCCCAGGGGGCTCCCAAGGAACAATTCGAAGTGGTGGAAGAGATGGTCTTGACCGGGGATGTGGGCAGTGAGGTCCTCAGCCCCTTGCAGGTCTTTATCGACGCCTCGGTGCGCTCGGTGGATGATCTCGCCCCCGACCAGGCGGTCTACATTGCCAAGATCCGCACCCTGGGCTGGATCGAGGCGAATTACGACCTCAGTGCCGAGACCATCCAGAACATCAAAGATGCGCGGGAAGTGCGGATTCTCTCAACGGATCTGAAACAGTTTGGAGACCCTACCGGGTCGGTGCACTTGCAGGACCTGATTCCTCGCATCCAGGGGACGCGCACAGATGACGACCCGGACCTGGCTGTGGTGGTGGAACGCTATCAACCCATGTCAGGCGTCAACCCCCGGGGGAAATATACAGCCTTCGTGCCGGGCGAACAGATCCTGCTCGATACCGAGAATCCCTACGGGTTCATTCCCCTGGTGGATTTTCACTGGGGCCCAACCGTGGCCTCGTTCTGGAGCAATGATTACGTCTCGGATCTTATCGCCCCACAACGCTTTCTCAACAAGCGGCTCTCGCAGCTGGGGGAACAGGCCAATGCGTCGATCTATGCCAATGAACTTCTGGGCCCCGCACTCAAGCGAGAGGACATTGCGGCAGATTATCCCGCCCCCATTGAAAATGGACTGAATGAGCAGGGAGCCAAGATGGTGCAGCGCCGGGATCCTCCCGATCTGCCCACGTGGTTCATGCAATCCATCGACTTGACCCTGAAACTCCTGCGCGAAGTGGCAGGTGGGGTGGATCTGTTCCAGGAGTCGAAATTTCCGGGCCAGATGCGCGGGCCGATGGCCGTGCCTATGCTGCAGGAACTGCTCGACACCCAGTGGGGGAATCTCTACCGCCATCTGGGGCAGCGCATGGCGAAAGTCAAGGAAATGCGCGTGAATCGGGTGAAGGAATTTTATCCGCCCTTCCGCACCCTGCATTACACCGACAATTCCATGAAGGATGAGGTCTTTATCTTCCAGACCTCGGAAATCCTGCGGGCCGGGACCGATTATTCCATCACGGTGGAGCGGGGGAGCTTGATTCCCGAAATGCGGGCCCTGCGGGAGGCTCGGATTCGGGAACATCTGGAATCGCCCCTCAGTATTCTTTACATTGATGAGCGTACCGGGAAGATCGACAAGGAAAAGATTGCCTCTGATTTAGCCATGGGTGATGCCGGGCGCGAAGACGCGGAATCCAAATATCGCAAGCTGGCCATGCATCTGGTGGAGCGGTTATGGCAGGGGCAGGCCCTGCCACCCCAGATTCCCATGCCCTTCTGGAATTTGCGGGTCGTGATGGATGAACTGGAGTCAGAAATGGCCACGATGGAGTTTCTGGGGGCCAGTCCTGAGATCCAGCAGGGCTTTGTGGCATTCTGGAACAAATGCCGCGCATTGTTGATGGAGGCGTCCGAACGGCGACAGCAGGGGGCGCAGAACCAACAGGTGCAAGGGGCTGTGGCACAGGCCGCCCAACAAGCCGCTGCCAAAGCCGCCGCCGAAGCGATTGACATGGCCCTGGAGCAGTTCCGTGCCAGCCAAGACATTGCGCCCCAGGCTCCAGAAGCCCTGGCACAGGCGATGGCCGCCCAACAGGGTCCCCAGGGCCGACCGCGTGGTTGACAAGCGGTCCGCTTCCCTTTCATACTGCACGGTGCGAGGAACCATATGAACACGGCACGCGAACACGGGTGGATGGACTCATCGGCAGATGAATACCCACCACGCACTCGCCTGACCACTCAATGAGGGACTCATGCCAGACGACACACAACTAATGGACACCCCGGAGACTGCAGCAGCAGACACGGCTGCAGCTCCCCCTGACAGTGCAGCGGATACCACAGGAGCCTGGCCGAAGGATGCCCAGGCCGAGTTCACGAAAAAATCCCAGACCTTAGCAGACGAGCGCCGTCAATTTGAGGGACAGCGTCAGCAATGGCAGCAGCAACAGCAGTATCTGCAGCAGCAACAGCAGATGCAGCAACAGCAGGCGCAGACGCAGCAACGTACACAGGGACAGCAGCAGCAGCAGACGCAGTTGCTCGACCAGTTGCGGGAAATGTCCTATCTTGACGGGCCGACCGCCGCCCAAGTAATCGAGCGCTTGATCACTGAAGGAATTAACCCTTTACATCAGGCGATCCAGAAGCGTGACCAGGCCCTGACGCAGATGTACCAGGAACACAAAGCGCTGCGGGACCAGATGGGTACGCAAACGACCAAGGTAGCGCAGTCGGATCTCGATCAACGCTTCGCCAAAGCGCGAGCTGATCACGCACTCCCGGATGAACCGTGGGTTAATGAGTACCTGCAAGATGTGTATTACTCCCATGAGGGTACAGGGCTCAATGACCAGTATGGCACGATGGTACAAGGACGCCTGGAGGCCATGCGGAAGGGCATGCGGGAACTTGATCGGCAAGCGGCTACAAAGGCCAAGGCGACCTCACCCTTTCCGACAAAGGGCGGCGAGGTTGCGATCACGGATGGGAAAACCGGGGGGTATAAAACACCCCAGGACCGTGCCAATGAACTCTGGCCGATGCTGAATCCAGGAACGCCTGAATAACCGCACCCACTGTCATAGGAGTAGACGACTATGGCAAGTACGAGTGATGTCATCGAAGCCCTGAAATACACCTACGGGGTGGATCAGGTGCTGTACCTGCTCAATCAGGAAGTCGTCACCTGGAACCCTC